GATCTATGTTTCTCTATTTAACTGATTCTGAGTTTAAAAGAACGATTAACAATCAACTACACGCTCATTACACAGGAAGTATTTAAAAACTAAAAAAGTTACATGAAAGAAGGTTACATTCCGCAAGGAGAAAGAAAAAAAATCTTACTTTTGTCTGATGATATTAGATTTACATCTGGTATCTCTACAATGGCAAAAGAAATTGTATTAGGAACAGCACACAGATTTAATTGGATAAATCTAGGAGCAGCAGTTCAACATCCTGAAGCAGGAAAGAAATTAGATGTATGTCAAGATACTAACAACATAGCTGGTATTACGGATGCATCTGTTTTCATTTATCCTAACACAGGATATGGTAGTCCTGAAGTGCTTCGTCAGATGATTGACATTGAGAAACCTGATGTGATTATGTTCTTCACAGATCCACGTTATTGGATTTGGTTATTTCAAATGGAGAATGAGGTGAGAAAGAAGATCCCAATGATCTACTTAAACATTTGGGATGACTTACCAGCACCTCTTTATAACAAACCTTACTACGAATCTTGTGATGCTTTAATGGCTATCTCAAAACAAACTGCTAATATCAATAGAATGGTATTGGGAGATAAGATTGGTGATAAGGTTGTTAAGTATGTACCACACGGTATCAACGATAAAATGTTTTATCCTATCACTCCTGATATGACTGAAGATTATGCAAAGGTACAGGCAATGAGAACTAAGTTCTTTGGTAACAATCAACCTGAGTTTGTATTTTTGTATAATGCAAGAAACATTAGACGTAAATGTACTCCAGACTTAATCGCAGCTTATGTAGAATTTACTAATAGTATTGGTAAAGAAAAAGCTAAGAAATGTGCTTTGTTGCTACATACGCAACCAATAGATGAAAACGGAACAGACTTACCAGCAGTAATTGATTTACTATGTGATCCAGAATATCAAAGAGTAGTATTCTCTACAGATAGAAACTCAACTCAAGATATGAATATCCTATACAATACTGCAGATGCTGTAACGTTGATATCATCTAATGAGGGATGGGGATTATCTTTAACAGAGGCTATGATGTGTGGTAAACCAATAGTAGCTACAGTTACAGGTGGTATGCAAGATCAAATGCGCTTTGAGGATGAAAAGGGTAAGTGGATTGATTTTGATAGTAACTTCTGCAGTAATCATTTTGGTACTTATAGAAAGCACGGTTCATGGGCATTTCCAGTGTTCCCAAGTAATATGAGTTTGGTTGGTTCAGTACCTACTCCTTACATTTGGGATGATAGAGCTGACTTTAGAGACATTGCATATCAGCTAGAAGAAGTATACAATTTAAAATTATACTTACCTGATAGGTATGCTGAGATCTGTACAGATGCTAGGAATTGGGTTACTTCTAAGGAATCTATGATGACGGCTGATTCGATGTGTAGCAATGTTATTGATACAGTAGAAGAAACCTTAGCAGCTTGGAAACCAAGACCTAAGCATGAGTTTATTAAGATAGAAAAATTACCTAAGAAAAAAATCGTACATAAATTAACCTACTAATATGAAACAGTTATGCGTTATATCAGCACCTCCAGATACATACAGTGGGTATGGTGCACGTTCTAGAGATCTTATAAAAGCAATCTACGAACTAAAAAAAGATGAATGGGATATTAAAATCTTTTCTCAGAGATGGGGTTCAACACCTTGGGGTTTTTTAGATAATAACAAAGAGGAGTGGGGTTGGATGAAAGATTTAGTCCTAGTAGGAAATCAACTACCTAAGCAACCTGATATATGGATGCAGATAACTGTACCTAATGAATTTCAAGCTATAGGTAAAGTAAACATTGGAGTAACTGCAGGTATAGAAACTACCGTATGTGATGCTGAATTTATATTAGGCTGTAATAGAATGGATGTTACTTTAGTATCTTCTAAACATGCTAAACAAGTATTAGAAGCAAGTACCTTTGATGAAAGAGATAAAGCTACAAATGCAGTTATACGTTCTATTAGATTAAATAAACCAGTAGAAGTTTTGTTTGAAGGTGTTGATCTTAACAAATACTTTTATGTTGCTGATGAGGATTTAGAGGAAACTGATTTAGTTTTAGATTTAGATACTATTGAAGAAGATTTCTCTTATCTTTATGTAGGACATTGGTTACAAGGTGATCTTGGTGAGGATAGAAAGAATACAGGATTATTAGTTAAGTTGTTCTTAGAAACCTTTAAGGATAAAAAGAATCAACCTGCTTTAATTATGAAAACTTCTCATGGTGGTGCAAGTATAATGGATAGAGAAGAAGTTCTAAAAAAGATAGATGCTATAAGAAATAGTGTTGTTGGTAAGAACCTACCTAATATTTATTTAATACACGGTGATATGGATGATGAAGACATTAATAATCTTTACAATCATCCTAAGGTAAAAGCTTTTGTATCACTTACTAAAGGTGAAGGATACGGCAGACCTCTTGCAGAGTTTGCTTTATCAAAAAAACCAATAATAACTTCAGCTTGGTCAGGTCATTTAGATTTTTTAAGTCCTGACTTCTCTGTATTATTACCAGGAACTCTTACACCTTGTCATCCTTCTGCTTATTCAAAAGGATTGATTTTAGAAGGTGCTTCCTGGTTTAGTGTTGATAATGCTTCGACAAGTAGAACTTTAATAGATGTGCTTGGAAACTATAATGCATATCTAAGTTCAGCTAAACGTCAAGGTCATAAAATTAAGACTGAGTTTAATTACGATAACATGGTTTTGTTATTGAAGTCTCAGTTAGATAAGTACGTAAAGGTACAACCAACACAACAACTTGTATTACCTAAATTAAAAAAGATATCGTAAAAAAGAATAAGCGAATCTAAAAAAGGTAAGCCTTGGACAGAAGCAAGGAGATTAGCACAAAAAAACAAAAATAGATAATTATGGATTACAAAACTTTTAAAGCGTGGTTTGAAGGCTTTTCAGCAGGAGTTCAAGACCCAACTCCAGAACAAATTGCAATAGTTAAACAAAAACTAGCTGAGGTAGATGGAGGTATAAAACTTCCTAGTAAGTGGACGAGTACAAATACTTGGGAGAATTTAGATAAAGGAAATAAAACATTGTTACATGACTAATGATCAAATGGGATTATGTCCCAAATGCGGTTGCGATGGATGTTACATTACACCCGTAAACGAAACTAAGAATAACTACTTTTGTTGGGGATGTGGTTTTCAAACTAACGATTTAATGAAGGAAGGAGAATTTGATTTTGTTGCTTACGAAGAAACTTTACCGGAACTTTATAAAGACATTAAGTATGTTGATAGTGAAAGTAGAGTATGGTATCCTATTAGTCTCAACATACCTGATAAAGGAACTGTATTTTTAAATGGTAAGAGTATTGAAGCAGTAGAATGGTCAGCTATTAAAGTAATAGAACTAACACCAGAAGAAAAACAAGAACCTAAGTATAAAAACTTAACCTATAAGTCAGATGCAAAGTCTTTAAAGAATTTTGGTATTGATTTTATAGAAGCAATGGATTATATTGGTATGTTTAATATATAAGTTATGAAAACAATAAGTTATGCTATCACGGCTTGCAGCGAACATGCTGAGCTGGAAAGACTATTAGACCAGTTAAATAAACGCATCCGTCCTCAGGATGAGATCCTGCTTCAACTTGATACAACTGCTACTGACGAAGTAAAGAAAGTAGCAGAGAAGTACAATGTAGGATCAGCTTATGGATACCATAGAATCTACGCTAGCTTAAATAACGATTTTGCTTCGTTTAAAAACAACTTAAAGAATCACTGCGTAGGAGATTACATTTTCTTTATTGATGCTGATGAATACCTATCAGAACAGCTTATAGAGCACTTAGTCTTTATTGTTGAAAATAACGATGTCGACTTGTATTTAGTTCCTAGAGTTAATACTGTAGAAGGTCTAACTAGTGAACATATTAATAAATGGAGATGGCAGGTCAATGAATATGGTTGGGTAAATTATCCAGACTATCAAACTCGTATTATAAAAAATAAACCAGATATTAGGTGGGAAAATAAAGTACATGAGAGGATAGTTGGTTATACTAAGAATGCAGTTCTACCAGCAGGTTATGATTTGGTTCATCCTAAGACAATTGAAAGACAAGAAAAACAAAACAATTATTATAGTACTTTATGACACTAAAAGATTTAGCAAATAGTTCTGTTTACGGAACGATAGGTTATATAAGTACAAAGGAAGATGTGGATTTTTTAGAAAAGCATTATGTAACTTATAACCTACCTATCTTAAAACAATTTGGATACTTGGTAATAGCTACCAATTTCGAAAATGCAGAAGTGATTCCTTACCTAGAGGCAATGTGGTCGAAGTATTTTATAAATTGTACGTTTATAAATTCAACAATTAATAGAGGACATGGAATTGGTACAGCTGATTTAGATGATGCAGTATTTACTTTTTGTAAGGATCATGAAGTAGAGTGGTTATGTAAATCGTCAAATGATATGATCTTTAGGGAAGGAGCATTGGATAAAGAGGTTGGTGATGCAGACTTCTATTATTTTAATGGGATAGGATATACAGGAGTTCACAAATACGATTTTGATCTTTATAAAATAATGGATCAAGACTTCTATCCCCAAACTACTTTCTATTTTATTAACGTTTTGAAGTGTGATTATTTAAATGACAGAGAACATCTTACTGAGGTTTATAATAAGATACAAAGTGTTCCTGATTATAACGGTCGATTGTCTGACTATGGCTTTAGGAGTAATGAAGCATTGCTAAGAGAGTGTGTAGAAAGAAATAAATTGACAAAAGAAAATTTGCTACCTAGAGAAAAATACTTTAAGTTATTGAATATCATAAAGGATTTTAGAATAGCAGATAGTAGTCATAAAAGTATAATGTTAGAAAATATTTGCCACCTACAGTGGTTATCACAACCAATAATAGAAATAATAGAATTATGAAAACAGCACTAGTATTAGGAGCCGGAGGCTTCATAGGTTCTCACTTAGTGAGAAGGTTAAAATCAGAAGGATTTTGGGTTCGTGGAGTAGACTTAAAGTATCCTGAGTATTGGGAAACAGCAGCAGATGATTTTATTATTGGCGATCTAAGAGATCCTAATGTAGTAAAGGGTGTTATGACTTTGGAGTCAAACAATGGAGAGTATCCTCTCGAGTATAGTTATTCCCCTCGACCCTTTATCAAGAACATGGCTTTCGATGAGGTATATCAATTAGCAGCAGATATGGGAGGAGCAGGTTATATCTTTACAGGTAATAACGATGCAAATGTAATGCACAATTCAGCTTTGATTAATTTGAATGTAACACACGAAGCAGTTAAGCAATCAGTTAAAAGAGTATTTTATAGTTCTTCTGCTTGTATGTATCCAGAACACAATCAATTAGATCCTAACAATCCTAACTGTGAAGAGTCAAGTGCATACCCAGCTAATCCAGATTCAGAGTATGGTTGGGAAAAACTATTTAGTGAAAGGTTATACTTTGCATTTAATCGTAATTACAACTTAGATGTTAGAGTAGCTCGTTTCCATAATATCTTTGGACCTTATGGTACTTGGAAAGGTGGTAAAGAAAAAGCACCAGCTGCTATGTGTCGTAAAGCTGCAGAAGGAGCTGATCAGATTGAAGTATGGGGAGATGGACAACAAACAAGATCTTTCTTATATGTTGATGAGTGTGTTGAAGCAGTACTTCGTTTTATGAGACAGGATAGTTTCTTAGGACCAGTAAATATTGGTAGTGAAGAAATGGTTACTATTAATCAGTTAGCTGAGTTAGCTATCGAAGCTTCAGGTAAGGATATTAAGATTGCTAACATAGATGGTCAGGACTTTATCAACAAGTATGGTTTCAAATGTCCTACAGGTGTAAGAGGTAGAAATTCTGATAATACTTTATACAAGAGTAAAATAGGATGGGAACCAAGTCAACCATTGAAGGAAGGAATCCAAAAAACTTTTGAATGGATTAATGAACAAGTAAGATCAAGTAAAATATTTTAATATGAGTTTTGACATTAGCATTGAAAGGATTATAGCAGACTATAATTCTAAAAGCAAAATAAATAACATAGCTCACATTGGTGCTTGCTTAGGTGAAGAGATAAGTTTTTACAGAACCTTAGATCCTAAATTGATCTACTGGTTTGAACCAAATCAAAACCTACTAGAAAGGCTAACGCAAAATGTAACAACTACAGACTTCACTAGTTCAGTGTTTCCTTATGCTGTTAGTAGTAAGGGTGGTAAAGCAATCTTTAACATAATAGAAAACTCCTCTAAAAATAATCCAGGATGTTCATCTCTTAACAATCTAAAGATACATTCTCAGTTATACCCAGATATCAAACTTACAGGAACTTCAGTAATAGAAACTATAAACTTAGATGACTTTTTATCTACAAATAGTTTGCAAAATGAATTTGATTTAGTAAGTTTAGATACACAGGGACATGACTTTGAAATTCTAAGTTCGAGTGAACGTATCTTTACAGCTAAGGTTATTGTAATTGAAACTGCTAGTGTTGAATTATACGAAGGTCAAAAAACTACTGAAGAGATAGATGCCTTCTTGTTAACAAAGGGATACAAGAAAGAATACTACCATGCATTTCATGAAGTGTGGGGTGATAGTTTATACATAAAACAATAATATGAAATTAATATCAGGAGCATTAATGGGAGGATTAGGTAACCAACTTTTTATTGCTGCGCACGCTTTAGCTCAAGGATTAAAACACGATAGAAATGTCGTGTTTATTCCTTCTTCTTACACACCAGGTCAAGGAAGAAACGCTAGTAACTACATACACAGCGTACTTAGAAATCTAACCTTTGTAGATGATGTAAGTAAGTTCACCATAGTAAGTGAAGGTCCCTTTGAGTACACAGAAGTTAATCCAGTAGAAAATGATACATTGTTTCACGGATACTTTCAAAGCACTAAGAATTGGTTTGGTTACGAGAATGAAATAAGAAACTATTTTACACCGCCAGCAGAGTTAAAGGTTCAGTTAATTGAAAAGTATCCTCAACTAGTACAAAAAAATACTCTATCTTTACATGTAAGAAGAAGTGAGTATTTAGCGTATCCTAGAATACATCCTACTATTACGTTAGAGTACATTCAGGAAGCTCTTAAAGAGATAGGAGAATACTCCACGGTGTTTGTATTTAGTGATGATCATAATTGGGTTAAGGAAAATTTAAATCTTCCTAATGCAGTATACGTAAACGAAGATCAAGATTATAATGAAATGTGGTTAATGTCACTTTGTGAAAACCATATCATTTCAAATTCTACATTCTCTTGGTGGGGCAGTTTTTTAAATGTTAATCCAAATAAGAAAGTTGTAGCACCTTCAGTATGGTTTGGACCTGATGGTCCTAATGGAAAAGATATTTATGAATCTTACTGGAAAACCATACCAGTAGAGTGGATAGAGGGAGGAAAACTATTACCTATAAACAAATAAACAATGCCCATACAAAACTACAATCACCCGTATTGGTGGTTTAACTTAGCTAATCCAGATTCATTTGAGTATTATAATTTAGATTTACTATATGACGTTGATTATTTTAAACGTGACCATTTAGACGAATCAGTTAGTGATAACATAGCTAGTCTCATGGATCATTTTTATAGAGCTATAACAGCAAATGAAAAAAAATTAGAAACAGTAATAGAATTTGGAAGTGCTGCAGGATGGTGTACTGAAGTGTTTCTTAAAAAGGGATACGCAGTTCAAGGAATAGAAGGATCGTTAGCGGGATATAACAGATGTGTAGAAAAAGGCTTGAAGGATTTTGTAATAAGGCACGACCTAAGAACTCCACTAAACTTAGATAAAAGATATGACATGGCTATTTGTACAGAAGTAGCAGAGCATATTGAGATTCCTTTTTCATCTGTTTTAGTTACCTCTCTAGTAAGACATTCTGATATTGTTTGGTTTTCCTTCAATAGCGTCGATGGTCACACACACCATTCAAACTGTCAACCAGCTAAGTTTTGGATTAATTTGTTTGATGTTTATGGTTATGGCTTCTTGCAACCAAATCCAAAATGGAAAAGAGATTTGCAAGATCGATTAGATTTAATATTTTACAACAAACGAAGATTTATTAACCTTCCTCATGATTTAATTATAAATTTCTAAAATGAAAAAATTTAAAAAAATATCGGATTGGTGGGGAGAGTACGACTGCTCTTCTAATAGAAACATGCCAAAGGATTTCAGATGGGTTTCTAAGGAAGGTTCTGAAGAATGTAAAGCTACAGTGTACGTGGATAATTATATTTTAAGTGAAGGTGCTAAAGATTCCAATCCTAAAAAAATAGGGTGGGTGTTGGAGTCTCCACAGGTGAATGCTAATCTTATTAAGTACCTTGTAGATAACTTAGAGCTTGTAAAAGAACACTACGAAACAATCTTTACTTGTATGGATAGTTTAGTTGCTTTAGGTGATCCTTTTAAGTATTGTATATCTAATGCAGCTCCTTGGATATGGCCTCAAAATAGGATGATATATCCTAAAACTAAATTAGTAAGCATGATTGCTTCTGATAAAGGTTGGTTGAATGGTCATAAGAATAGATTGGAGTGGGTTGATAAGTTAAAAGATAAAGTTGATCTTTACGGTAGAGGAAGACAACTTCAATTAAACGATAAGGAAGACGGCATAAGAGATTATATGTTCTCAGTATCAATTGAGAATGACGATTCGGATACCTACTTTACAGAAAAGCTAACAGATAACTTTGTTATGGGAACTGTGCCAGTCTATTGGGGTTCAAGAAAAGTTGTTGAGAGATATTTTGATTCACGTGGAGTTATCTTCTTAGAAGATGATCCAACCTTATCAACTGTGACAGCTGGAACTTATGAGGCAATGAAACCTTATATTGAAATTAATTTTAAGTTGGCTATGGAGTTGCCATTAGCCGAAGATTATATGTACGATAACTATTTAAAAAATCTATAATGAAATATCTAGTATTAGGATCTGCAGGACAGATTGGATTAGAATTATGTGAGTTCTTAAAGAAGAACGGACACGAAGTTATTGAGTTTGATATTGTCAACAATCCCTATCAGGATTTAAGATTACCACTTAGCTTAGAAAATGTTATTAAGCAAGCAGACTTTGTAATGTTCCTAGCGTTTGATGTAGGTGGATCTCGTTACTTAAAGAAGTATCAACACACCTATGAGTTTATTGATAACAATATAAGACTTATGTTGCATACGTTTGAAGCGTTAAAGACTTATAACAAGCCTTTCATATTTGCTTCATCACAAATGTCTAATATGTCCTACTCTCCTTATGGAATAACTAAGGCTTTAGGAGAATCTTATACAAGAGCTTTGAATGGTATCACAGTTAAGTTTTGGAATGTATACGGACCAGAACGTGATTTAGAAAAGTCTCACGTTATAACCGATTTCATTTTAAAAGCTGAGAAAGGTTTGATTGATATGATGACTGATGGTAAAGAAGAAAGACAATTTCTTCATGCAGAAGATTGTTCAAATGCTCTAGTAATTTTATCTAACAAGTACGATGAAATTGATAGGACAAAGGAGTTACATATTACAAACTTTGAATGGAGTACTGTATTAGAAGTAGCAGAAATAATTCAAAGTTCTATTCCTTGTGAAATTCAACCTTCAACAGAAATTGATACTGTTCAGTTAAATAAAAGAAACGAACCAGATCCTTATATCTTAAATTTTTGGAAACCTGTAATTTCTCTACGTGAAGGTATTAGTAAAGTCATAAACAGTATGAAGTAATGAGAATAGCCTTTGTAAGTGAAATACCTGGCCAAGGAAAAGTTCCTGTGAATTTTCCAAACATGAGAACGGAATGTGCTTGGATGAATGCACTAAATGCTGATCATCATAATATTGTATACGCTGTTACGAATAGATCAGTTAAAGACTACGACCATGTGTTTGTTATTTTTCCTAAAGGCAAAACCTATCTCAATGCAGAAGGAAGTAGACTATCTAAAGAAACTAACCCAGCTACTCCTCTGATAACTCCAGACCTAGTTAGATTATTGAGAATGGGGAATAATAAAAAGATACACTACGTACAGGAAGGACCTCATTGGTGGTTTAATGATTATGAGATTGATAATCAGATTAACTTCTACAATATGCTTTATGAGTGTGATACAATCTTTGCACACAATGAATCAGATAAATTATACTACGAAGGACTGTTTCCAAATAAGGTTGTTCATACTATGCAAACTTTAATGATTGAAAAACTTATTAAAGATATTGTACCAACCAAAGAAGATAAAGTAATTGTAGGTGGTAACTTTGCAAGATGGTATGGTGGATTTGAGAGTTATAGAGTAGCAGAAGTTTTTAACTTACCTATATGGGGTCAGTCTTCACATGCAAAGAGAGACAACGAAGAACAAATATTTCAACACTTAGAGAGAGTTAAATGGGATGAGTGGATTTTACAACTAAGTAAATTTAAATATGCAGTACACTTAATGCCTACAGTAGCAGCAGGTACGTTTAGTTTAAATTGTGCTTACTTAGGAATACCTTGTATTGGAAACGAAGACGTAGATACACAAAGGATATGTCATCCAGCACTTTCAGTAAAAGTTAACGACGTTAAGAAAGCTAGAGAGCTTGCTTTGAGATTAAGAGACGATCAAGACTTTTATCAGGAATGCAGTAAGTTTGCAAAACATCTTTATAAGACTAATTATTCTTTGGAAGTTTGGCTTAAAAAAATGAATGTTATATTAAATGAAACAAAATAAGTTTGTAATAATAGCAACAGCTTACAACAAAGCTAAGTGGATCGGTTTCAATGTTAATAGCATTAAACAACAAACATATAATAACTACTTAACTGTGTATGGGTATGATAAATCTACAGATGATACTTTAGAACAACTATATCACCATATTGGAAAAGATAACGATAACAAGTTTACTGTTATTTTTAATCAAGACCAGGATAGTCAAATGAGTAATTTCTTTTTCTGTCTAAACTCTCTTAAGAAAACTGATCAGATAAATCCAGAGGACATCATAGTAGAAGTAGATGCAGACGATTGGCTACTACATCCTTTTGTACTTGCTTATCTAAATCAAGTTTACCAAGATCCAAATATTTGGATGACTTACGGTCAGTACATAGAATATCCTTCAGGAAAGTTAGGTGGACATTTTAATATGCATGTAGTGGATGGTAGTCAAAGAAATGTACCATTTGCTTACAGTCATTTAAAAACTTATAAGGCTTGGCTACTAGATAAAGTACCTCAAGAAGATCTTATTAATCCTGAGACAGGAAAGTATTGGAACATAACTGCAGATTTTGCTATGTGTATGCCAATGGTTGAAATGTCAGGAAAAGATCGTATCTTTAGAATAGAAGAACCAATCTATGTTTATAACTCAGGTGACGAATCAGGTTCGGAGAGTAAGTCAAGACTTAACGAACAGAAAAGAGTTGAGCAAATGATTAGGAACATAAAACCTAAACAAAAACTATGAGTCAAGAAATATCATTTATAATACCAGTACGTAATAATAAGAAGTATGCTGAGCAAGCTTACAACTCTATTAGAAAGTATCATCCTAATGAACATTCTGTTATTCTATTGGACGATGCATCTACTGATGGTACTTGGGAATGGATTAAAGAGATAGGTAGAGTTGATAGAAAATTAATTTCTTATAGAAATTCTGGATCTGAAAGAGTTGGACATACTGTACTCTATGATAAGGGTATAGATTTAGCAAATACTCCTATCGTTAGTATCTTACATAGCGATATGATTATTAGTCCAAACTACGTAGAGAATATATTAAAGCATTTAAAACCTTTAACAGTCGTAAGTGCTACTAGAATCGAACCACCTCTACATCCACCAGGTCCTGAAAAGCATGTGAAGAACTTTGGAATGGAACCTGAAGAGTTTACTGCAGAAAGCTTTACGGATTTTGTAAATGAGAAAGAGAAAGAGTTTAAACATAAGACTACAGAAGGTATCTTTGCACCTTGGACAATGTACAAAGAAGACTTCACATCTATAGGAGGACATGATTTGTTATTTGCTCCAATGGAGTTAGAAGATTCAGATATCTTTAATAGAATGTTTTTAAACGGATACACTTTCGTTCAGTCAAGGGATGCATTAGTTTATCACATGACTTGTAGAGGAAGTAGATTTAAGGATGGTATTGTTATTGAGAAGGAGATTCCATTACCTGACGGAACTATTTGGTATAAACCAAAGGACTCTCAAGAGTATTTGGATCTAAGAAACAATAAATTTAGAGAGTGGTGGAGAAAGTGGCATATAAATGTCCTGCATGATTCTAATATGAAACCGATCGTACCTGGTAGATATGAAACAGCTTTTGTAATTAAGAACGTTACTTTAGAGTTAGTAGAAGCTTTAGAACCTTGGTGTGATATTTTCTATACAGACGATGAAATGGGTATTATTGAAGCAGCTTATTACGAAACTGAACATAAACGTACAATGTTTGACCTTAAGAGTAAGTTTAAGCATTATAAGCATACTACTCCTAAAGAGGCTATAGTCGTAGAGTTTGATGCAAAGCAATTTAGACTTGCATATTGCGATTGGATAGCACAGCTTCCTCTTATTCTAGATACAGTTACAGAAACTGGAGTATATCAATTTGAGATATTTACATTGAAAATCAATAGTTTAGATAAAAAGGATATGATTAAGCCTTTCTTTAAAAACGTATTTTAAATATTTATAAGACATGGGAAAGTTAGCAGATCTATTATTGGAAGCAGATGTAGTTCCAGATACAAAATTTAAAAAGCAGCTTGAAAAAGCAGTTAAATACTTGAATACAAAGGGTAAAATTTTAATCCTCACAACTTCTAACAGAGGAGATTTATCCTCCAAGGATAAGCAGGATACACCTAAATCTACCCGCATTGCTCAAGTAATGCAAAGAAGTATTGGTGCTCACAAATGTACATTAATAGATGTATCTAAATTAAAGATATACAACTGTGAAGGAAATGTATCAAGTAAGGATGGAAATAATTGTGGGGTTAGAGCAGCAGCTTTAAAAGATAAAGAAAAGAATCCTAGTGGAGATTTAAGATGTTGGGCTTCCTTTAACAATGCTGATGATGAGCTTTGGAAAATAGCTACACCCTTATTCGAATGTAATGTAGTAGTGTTTATGGGATCTATTAGATGGGGACAAGCAAATGCTATATACCAAAAACTAATTGAAAGGTTGGATTGGATTGAAAATAGACATACAACTTTAAAAGAAAGAAATGTGGTAGAGGGTATTGAATCTGGCTTTATCTTTATAGGACACAATTGGAGAGTTCAAGATGTTGTTAAAATACAAAAACAAGTACATGAGTTTTACGGCTTTACACCAGCCAACGATTTGTATTTTGGACATCAATTTACTGAAGACATGTATGATGAGTCTCAAGATGGATATAGAGAGGATGTTCATTCTCTAGATAATATTATTGATATTAGAGATCTACTAAAATAGTGTATTTCAACTATTTATATACATGATAGGTATCTATAAAATAACATCACCAACCGGTAAAATTTACATAGGACAAAGTAGATATGTTTCAAACAGAAAAAATAACTATAAAAATTTAAGATGTAAAAATCAACCTAAATTATATAGTTCTCTAGTTAAACACGGCTGGAATAACCATAGTTTTGAAATTGTATACGAATTACCAAAAGATACTACACAGGAAGTCTTAAATCGATATGAAATATTGTACTGGCAGCAGTATTTAGATTGTGGGTTTGAGATGATGAACCTAAAAGAACCAGGAAGTTTCGGTAAGCATAAAGAAGAGTCTATAAGAAAAAGAGAAATATCTAGACAACTTAACGGTACTGCAAAAAGATCTGAGGAAACTAGGTTAAAGATAGGCACAGCTAATAAGGGTAAAAGAAAACCTGCACGAAGCTTAGAGCATAGAGAAAACTTAAGTAAATCAAATAAAGGTAGAGTGCTTGGGAAGCAGAAGGAAGAAACTAAGCAACGAAGACAGGAAACTCGAAAAAATAGAAATGCAGGGATGAAAAAGATACTACACGTCGAATCTAATGTAGTATATAATTCTAGAAAAGAAGCTGCTGAAGTTTTTAACTGGACAGCTGAAAACATCAACTACCACATTAAGAAAGGTAGCTTCAAATACATTTAAACTATTTATTACTATGAAAAATAACTTGCAAGAAGGACTTCCCCCGCT